CCGCAGGCTGGACTGAGTCCAAGAAGCGGGCTTACATGCTCGCGGACAACAAGCTTACGCTGAATGGCGAGTGGGATTTAGATCGGCTTGCGATCGAGATCGCGGAGCTGCGCGAGTCGGATTTTGACATTTCGCTGATCGGGTTCAACGAGTCCGAGATTGAAGACCTTTTGAAGGAGGACGGCGGCGGGCTCACCGACCCGGAAGAGGCGCCGGAGCCGCCTGCCGATCCCGTCAGCCAGCCGGGCGACGTTTGGCTGCTTGGACGGCATCGGCTGGTCTGCGGAGATTGCACCGACGCGCTCGTGGTCGAGAAGGCGCTGAATGGCGTCAAGCCGCATCTGATGGTGACCGACCCGCCGTATGGGGTCGGGTTCGAGCGCGGGAAGTTCGTCGGGCGCGAGAAGGCGGCGAAGGGGTTAAAGTTCGCTCCCATTGCGAACGACGACCTGCGAGGCGCGGCGTTATCGGAGTTTATTGGCTCGGCTCTTGAAGCCTGGGCCGTCGAAGCCGGGACTGCGTATCTGTGGTCACCGTCGCTTGAGGAAGGTTATTCGATCAAGCATGGGATCGAGGCAGCCGGGTTTAAGGTCCAATCACAACTCGTTTGGCGCAAGACGCCATTTGTTATCGGTCGCGCAGACTACCATTGGCAGCATGAGATATGCTGGTACGCCTTCAAAGGACCTAACCATCCTTGGCACGGCGGACGTGATAAGGGCACCGTTTGGGATATTCCAAAAGCGCAGAAAATGGACGGCGGCCATCCGACTCAAAAGCCCGTCGAGTGCATGAAGCGACCGATCGAGAACAATTCTTCGCCGGGTCAAGCGGTTTACGATCCTTTCGTCGGCTCTGGCACCACGATCATCGCGGCTGAAATGACCGGGCGCGCGTGCCACGCGATTGAACTTCATCCGCCTTACGTCGACGTGAGCGTGCTTCGATGGCAGAACTTCACGGGCCAGGAAGCGATGCTGGAAGCGACGGGCGAGACGTTTGCCGAGGCGACGACTGGCCGCCTGGCACATGCCGCTGGTTCCGCTATGTCCGCCACGAGGACCGCGCCCGCCTCGAAGGCGAAGGCTGGCGCTTCGCTTGCGAGTTAGGCCCAACGCACGGGCACTGGGCCGTCTTGATGGAGCATCACGCCGCAATCTTATAGTGAGACTCGAACCGGTCTTCAGCGGTTCCGACCTTGGTGCGCACGACGGTATAACCTGCTTTGCTGAGCCTGCAGATTGCGGCGCGAACCGTATGCTTCTGCCAGCCGAGAGCCTCGGTCAGCTCTGTGATGGTCGCGCCCTGCGTGATCAGATCGATCAACTTGTAAATCTTCTTGGTGGCCTTTGCCTTGGCAATCTTGGGAGTCTTGGCGGCTTTTACGGGCCCTGGCTTAGGCGTGGTCAAACGCCAGCCGAACTTTCCGTCCGCGATCTTGTAGACCGAAAACCCGCCGTCCTTATGGCCCGCGGCAATCGCGCCGCGCTTGGCATTGGATGCTTTGCTGTAGGTTTTTTGTTCGGTGGTCATTGTGGTCCTTTCTAGGTAGAGCCGCTCTCGGCGGCATCGGGAGCAGCACACACGCTCCAATTTGCGATGATAGCAAGTCCTAATCTGCTGGTTTTGCTGAATATTTTGAAATATCGCGGCTAAGGCATGGCTGAAGGCATAACCGGGCAAAGCCTCGCGGGCCTGCTTGATCTCGACGTGAGGTCGATCACAGAACTTAAGCGGTCCGGGATCGTGGTCGGCTCCGGGGTGCGCGGGCGCTATCTCCTTGCGCCGTCGGTCCGCAACTATGTCCGGCACTTGCGGGAGATCGCGGCCGGGCGGCAGGGCAACGAGTTGAACGCCGTCGATGAGAACGCGCGGCTGAAAGTCGCTCAGCGCAAAAACTATGAGCTCAAGAATGCCGCGCTTGAGGGCGCTCTGGTCTCCATGGACGATTTGACGGAGGCGTGGGGCGCGATTGTGGGCACGATCAAGGCGATGGTGCTTTCGATCCCGGCGCGGTGCCAAGAGAAATTGCCGCATTTGCCGCTTGGCGACGTCGAGGCTATCCGCAAGGTCGCTCGCAAGGTATTGTCGGAAACGTCGGGCGTGGTGCCCGATCATCCGCCGATGCCGCAAATAGGAAGCGCGTTGCCCCATGAGTCCGAGGGCGGCCAAACTTGTCCGCCAAATCCTTGCGATATTGCGGCCCCCGGAGGACCTGCTACTCGCCGATTGGATGACAAAAAATATAACGCTCCCGGAAGGAAAAAGCGTGCGCCCAGGGCCGATGGAAAACTGGCCCTACATGACTGAAATTCTAAATGCGATGGGGGATCGCGGCGTCGAGCGCGTGACCGTAATGAAAAGCGCGCGGCTTGGTTACACGACCGGTCTTATGGGTGTGCTTGCCGCGACGGCCGCCATGGACCCGGGGCCGATCATTCTTCTTATGCCAACCGACGACGATGCAAGAGGGATAAGCGTCGATTGGGTCGAGCCGCTCTTTAGATCGAACGCCGCCCTCCGGGGCCTTATGCGGTTCGGCCGGCTCGATGGGCGCAACACGCTGACGCGCAAAAGTCTTGCTGGCGGGGGAAGTCTGAAGATTTTATCCGCGAGGGCGCCGCGGAATCTCAGCCGCCACGATTGCCGGTTGCTGCTTTGCGATGAGGTCGACCGCTATGAGGTGACGACGGAGGGCGACGCGCTTGATCTCGCGGAACGCCGCACAATGGCGGAGCCGAATCGAAAGATCGTAATAGGGAGCACGCCGACCGACGAGGACATCAGCGTCGTAGCCGCTCGCTTCGAGGAAGGCTCGCAGGAAATATTCGAGATACCGTGCGTCGAATGCGGGGTTTTTCACGCGCCGGAATGGGCGAACCTGGAGTGGGATAACCACGATCCGGCGACCGTCAAATATATGTGCCCGCATTGCAAGGCGCTGATCGACGAGCGGCATAAGCCAGCCATGGTCTATGCCGGGAAATGGCTGGCGCTCAAGCCGGAAATCACGACGCACCGGTCGTTCAAGATTAATGCGCTCGTCTCGCTTTTACCGAATGCGTCCTGGGCGACGCTGGTTAAGGAGTATTACGACGCGAAGCGCGGCGGTCCGTCGCGGATGCAAGTCTTCCATAATACGGTGCTTGGGCGCCCGTGGCGGACGACGATCAACCGCGTCGACGCGTCGATGCTCGCCGATCGCGCCGAGCCGTGGGGCCTGCCGACATCGGGGCACGGAATGATTGTGCCGGAAGACGTCATGGTCATCACGGCCGGCGTCGATACGCAGGACGAACCGCGTCGAATGCGTGCTGATAGGGTTCCCCGTGTACGGCGCGCCGTGCATTCTGGGCCATGTCGTTTTCGCGGGGAACACGCTCGAGGACGGCGTCTGGAAAACGCTTGACGGATTTCTCAAGACCAGGTGGCGGCACCCCAACGGATGGATGATCGGGATCGACGGCACCGCGATCGACTCGGGCGGGCGCGAGGGGCGCACGCAGAAGGTCTATGACTTTTGCTACCCGCGCATGAGTCGTTATATTTTTGCGATCAAGGGCCTACCTGGGCCGCGCAAGATCTGGACTAAGCTCACCAGCGTCAAGGGCGACATGCGCGCGTTCGGCGTCGCGGTCGACGTGCTCAAGACGGAGGTGCTCGATCGCTTGGCTCGCGATCCGTTCAACGAAGATTGCAGCGAGAACCCGCAAGCCTTCCGGCTTAGCGACCAGCTAAGCGACGAATTTTTGGAGCAAGTGACCAACGAGACACGGCGGGTGCGGTTTGTGAAAAACCGGCCGGTGATCGAGTTTCAGCCGAAGCGGGCGGGGGCGCCGACCGAGGGGCTCGACTGCGCTTGCGGTGCGCCAATCGCCGAGCGTGCGGTCAATCGACATGCGCGAGAGGGCGGCGAGACGGCCGCAGCCTGGAAGCGAACCAACGGTAAAGCCGAGCGCGGGAAACTGGGCTGAGAAATTTGCTCAGCTTTAATTGTCAAGGCCGGCCACTGAAAAATCCTCTAGAACAAGCTCTCCATTTGGCCGCCGCAGCATTGTAAAATGAACGCGAGCTGCGGGCCATAGGCGTCCGCCATGAGTTCCGTAGTGCTGGGCCAGTTCTTCGAAAACCGCAAAGTTC